TCTTGATACATTGCAGGCAATCATCCGTAAATTCAGAGAAATCGGCGGAGTTCCTCACAGTTCATGCGGAATCCATATTCATGTAGACGGAGCGAACCATACCGCAACATCTCTTCGCCGTCTGGTAAATTTCATGTATAGCCGGCAGGAAATCATTTACGATGCGCTTGCAGTAGGTGACAGAAAATATCGTTGGTGCCAGCCAGTTTGCAAGAATTTACTTGATACAATGAAAAAAGACAAAAACATCACAACAGATTCCGTTGAGAAAATTTGGTACAGCCCAGCAAACGATGGCTACTGTGGTGGGATCAATCATCAGCATTATAACTCTACAAGATACCACGCATTGAATCTTCATAGCTTCTTCCAGAAAGGCACAGTCGAATTCAGACTTTTTAATAGCACTCTTCATGCAGGAAAAATTAAAGCGTATGTACAGTTTTGTTTAGCACTCTCTGCATGGTCCATCGAATCTGATGACAAAGTCGTATTTAGATCCATGAACGGATACACAGCAAAGAAAAAAGTCACTCTGATGTACAACATCCTTACAAACAGACTTGGACTTTACGGAGACGAGTTCAAAACCTGCAGACTTCACATGATGAAACAGCTTCGCGAAAATGCAAAAGCGGAACAGGTTGCTTAGTTATAAATCAGCTGTCCTACCGGCTTGACGGGGAGAAAGGGAATGTCATGTTATATGTAGCATACGGTAGCAATCTCAATGTACAGCAAATGTCATACCGTTGCCCTAGAGCAACAGTCGCATTTACTGGATATCTGATAAATTGGAAATTGCTTTACAGGGGAAGCCGCACAGGATCTTATGCGACCGTCAAAAGGCAAAAAGGAAGTAGGGTTCCTGTTGCTGTTTGGAATATCGATAATAAAAACGAGAAGGCTCTTGATCTGTATGAGGGCTATCCGAGATTTTATAGAAAGAAAAATGTATTTGTGCAATTAAAAAACGGTACAAGAAAAAAGGCTATGATATATCTGTTGCCTGACTCGGCCACTGTGGGAAAACCATCTAATCGTTATGTTGAAACTGTATTGCAAGGTTACAAAGATATGGGATTTGATACAGATTATTTGTACGATTCGTTAGAATATAATTTAAAAGAAATGAATTAAAGAGGGGGATATAACATTCCCCTCTTTAATAAGATGTAATCGTTGCAGCGGCTACATCTTTTTGTTGGGTTTCAGGGTTCCCTGGCGTGTATGGACAACTGACGTTTCTTTGTTCGGCACCCTAATGATCAATTCGTCTAGTTCACAGTTTAGCGCTTCGCATATTAGATCAAGGTGCTCAAGGTTTACCCTTTCCGTGAGCTCGTGGTACAACTCATTGATAGTGTTAGGACGTATTCCTGTTGCCCTTGCCAGATCCGCCTGTGTAAGTCTTAATTCCCCAAGCTTTTTCGATAGCAAAATTTTTATCATGCCATTGCTCCTTCCGTTATAAATTACCACTTTATGGTAATACACGACGGAAATTGTTAGATTATATCGTTTTTGGCTATATCCTATCGAAATCTTGATAAACGAAGCTTGTTTATCCTATCATATTGAACGCATAAAAAATAGCGGTAATATATGGAAGGAACTCCATTTACAGAGTTCCTTTTGATGTGATATATTTTAATGTGATTTTAGAAGGCACCGTCTGTTAAATCAACTTCTTGAAGTATCCAGCTGGGATGAACTCCCTTACGAATCCTTCGTCATTTGGATACGGAATCCGGATGAAGTACCATCTTTTTCCCTTTACGGTTTCGGTGTATTTCATCACATCTACAACTGCATTCTTCTTGATTATCGGAAACAGTTTTGCCTGAGTCTTACCGGCTACACTGTAGCATTTGCAATCCTTTGTGAATCTGGCTACATAGGCTACTGTGTTCTGTTTCTTCTCTGCATCAGATGTGACAGTCTGATCTCCGGCATAGCGTAAGATGCAATGCCACGGGTAATTTCTATAGCTACGGATCAGAAACTCTTTTCCGGTCTGATCTCCCGGCTGTCCGCCATGTGCGGTACCTTTTTCGTTGATCGAGGCTTCTACCTCTTTACCAGCTCCACAATACATCGCAACATGATGAGCTTCATTCAGCAGCACATCACCACGCTTTAACCCTGTTCCGGTTCCTCTGTTGACAGAAGCGGTAATGTCTTTGAATCCATTCTTCAAGAACACATTTTTCATATCTCCTGTGTATGTAGCACCACCAGACTTAACCGGAACTCCGGCGTTCTGCCATGCCTGGATCACAGCAGATGAACAATCGTAATCTCCCTTTTCTCCCCAGCGGTAGTCCTGATCGTAACCATGGGAGTCATCTTTCGCCCATGTCTCCATCTGTCTTATTGCTTTTTCTGTCTTAGTCATTGCAATACCTTCTTTCTCTGTGTTATCAGCATATGTATGAATCATGTTTATGACAGCTTTCTGCCTGTCTGTGTAATCCCCTACCTGGTTTGGCGTCGGGTCTGCCGGATCCTCGCATAACGCAGAATAAATTTTGTCGGCAGTATATGGTTTTGCTATCTTTGCCAGGATTCTTTTTAATGCAGCATCTCCACCCTGATGCAGAATATTTATGCATTCCATCATTGCGGAATCCGGCATAGTTCCATATGTTTTTGTGATGCTCTGCGCATATGTTTGGATTTGATCTTCCATGTATTCATCCTGACATTTCTTTCCGTGAGCAGTACTGATAATGTTGATAATACATTTTCCTTTTGCTGATCCAGCGCTCACTCCGTATGTCGCCCAGCTTTTTAACAGAAGATCTGCTTCCAAGCCCACTGTATCCATATCCTTGAACAGCTTTGGATTGCCTCTCTGAATCCTGTATAAGAGCTCTTTGGCCTCTCCTGCGTACCATTGTCCAGCACCAATCGTAATTGCTTTCTCATTATCGCAATTTGCTCCAACGCCAGCAAAAGCCGAGTAATCCTGCTTTCCGTATGTCTGATCTCCGGATTCCACTGCGTACAGTATTTTTCTCAATACAGTTATATTTTGCTTATTCATAAGTTCACCTCACAAAAAAGGAGCCTTAAAACAGGCTCCTAACTACTCGTTCTTTTTCGGGAGTTTGATCTGTCCAAGTGACTGAATGACTTTATCATATCCAACCATTGCAGACAGCCATGAAAGCAGGATAAGCGCAATAAGGTATACTGCCATCTTGCTGTTGATCTGCGCATCCATCAAAATAATATATCCGCTTCCTACGAGCACTGATAAAACTACAGCCACCCCTCCTGCAAGGAAATTTGCCTTGTAGGTTTTTTTTGACTCTTCAAGCAACTTCTTAATACCTTCAGTCACTAAGCCGGTAAAGATTGATACAATCATAAGTAACAGTAAAAAATATTCTAACGTCATAAATTATCCTCCTCATCTATGTTCCCGACATTCATGCCGGATTCATTTTGTTCTCGTCCTTCTTTTTCATCCTGTTTCTGCCATTTCCGATCCTGCTGTTTGTCTTTGTTTGTCCGGATCCAGCCGCATATGCCACACTCTCCAATGGTTGCCGCCACAACTGCGCAGGCATATGTTTCCGGAATACTTCCGTATTCCCGGAACACAAGAATCATCTGCCAGTTGAACCAAACAAAAAAGACGCCGACCAAAATCAGCACTAGATTCAAAGTTCCAACTTTTTTTACAGTCGTAACTATCTTTTTTAATCTTTTTTTCATTTTACCTGCCGCCTCCAGTGTTTACAGAAAAGAATGTTCGTCACTACATTTATCATAAATCTTCTTGATATTCGAAATCGAATGAACTGCTTTTCCATTTGGAAAGTGAGGATGATCGCTACAATAATTTTCATAAGTATCAATATCTTCAATAATCTGGTCAAAATGTTCCTCTGTATGTTTTACATCATGCTTAACCTCATCATTAAATCGAATAATTCTGTAACGTGCATTCTTAGCGTTTCCCTCCTCGATTTTGTCCATGACTTCTTTGTTCAGTACGCGACCAATTGATCGTCCCAATGCTGTCCAAGGATTTACCTTGATTGGCGCTACCTGTACTAATGTAAGAACAACAAAAAGGATTCCCCCACCAGCTTCCAAAATCTCTTTTAACGTCATTTCAATACCTCCGTATTTAATTTCTAAAACTTCTATATTGCTCTTACGGCGGGCTTCTTTGGCTACACATAGTTTTACCTCCATTAAAAAAAGAGCCTGTTGTGGCCCTTTTTACATCATCAATTCTTCATCATCTGCTCCGGCATATTTCCTGCAATGAAACTCCAACATGTCCATATCCTGTTCAATATCTTCCAGAGTCCTCTCACTCTCGCCCTTATTGAAAAGCAGAAGATCATAAATCAATGACCATTGTTTACTTATTATTTGCAGTTTCGTCATTCTTCCTTTGCCAGTTCTCCCATTCCGGAATCTTCCAAGATTTCTTTTACCTTTGCTTTCAGAAGTCTCGGTACCTCTGCATAAGTTTTCTTTCCAAGCATAATCTGCTGTGCCCATAACATTGCCATCATTTCTTTTCCTCCATCATTCTGTAATAATATAATAAAGTTGTTAAACAGTTTCATCATTACTGATATACCAGTTCTGACATCTCAAGAACGCATCCTGTAAGCATTTCGTTCGATGCCTTCAATTCTTCAAATTTCTCTTCCAAGCTCTTTTCAACTTCCGGAACATAGGACATATATTTTGCAGGAGATGCCCTTACTGTTTCTTCGTTGATCTTGTCTGCAGACTCCCTGAACTGGTGATAATCATATTCATACATCATCTGCTTTGCAGAGTCTTCCATCTGTCCCTGTTCAATTGTCACTTTCTGCTCATTCAGGCACAGTGTGACATCTACCATGCCATTATTGACAGGCTGCCAGCGTACTTCTGGCTGACGTTCCATATATTTCGCTTTTTGCATGCTTGCTGATCCTCCTTTTTGCAGCTGCGCAAACAGCATCAATGTTATATTTATCTTTGACGTATTTGGAATCGGTATGCTTAAACCATCCATAGTAACTGGTACATTTATAAGCGGTCTGTAACGGGATTTCCATTTTATTTTTCATACAGTACCAAGCAACAGAATACGCTTTCCTTGCCCGTAGAAAGATCTTGCTACGGATTTCTGTGTGTTCCCTATAAATTACATAGCCCATCATGTCTATTGGCTTACCTCGCCTTTCTGCCTTATCCTTTTCTCTGTAACTATCGTATTTTTTTCCTGTTTTAATACGATAATCAATCGGAAACAGATCTGCATCAGGCTTGATCGAAAGTCCGTATTCTTTGAGTAGGTACTTTTCTAACGCCCGAGCTGCCCTCTTAACATCAGCTTCCCGGGCTCCTATGAGCAAAATATCATCCATATACATGATACAAAAATATACAAGTCTTTTGCTTTCGGTAGCTCCATCACGGTGTTTCCTGACTTTATGTAAGCCAAGAACATACACATAAGCTTTCGCAAGATAGTAATTACAGAGAAACTGGGATAATCCTGATCCTATATTAAGTCCCTGCTTGTAGGTTCCTATTAAGAAATATACAAGATATAGCAGGACTTCATTTTTTACATCATGTTCCAGCATTCTTTTTAGCTTGCGGGTATCTACAGATGGATAGCACTTTTTTACGTCACCTTTCCAAGCGTACCGAGACATGCTGTATTTCTTCCGGATCTGGTGCTCTATTGCTTTCTTTCCGCCGAGCTGTCCTTTTCCCTTAATGCTTGCGTACTGATGGTATCCCAGCTTTCGCCTCCAGAGTTCATCCAAACCTTCACTGGCTATTTCATCCAAAATCAGCTGTTTTACGCTTTCTACACCGATTTCTCGGATTTTTCCATTGACCCCATCTTGTCTCCAACTGTATTGAATAGGTTCTACTTTCAAACACCGGTTCTGGATTTCATAGCGCAGGCTTTCTGCAACTGTATGGACCAGACCAGATACCATGAGATCTCTTTCGTCTGTGTCCCGAAGCAATCGTTTCATAGCCTGCAAACTCATTGAGCTTGTGCGACCATGCAGATACTTTGCCACATCTGACCGTTTCCATTTTTCGTCAAGTGCTTCGTAAATTGAATCTTCAATAAAATCATC